TCTTGCCTTGTGTTGGGCTACATCGCGTCCGGGAGCCAATATAAGACAGACATATGTTCCAGCTTCAAGGGTTAGCTGGTTGACTGCTATCGCACCAAGTCCGGCAGTATCAGAATCCTCAAAGTTTATATCTCTTTGTTGCCATGATCCAGAATTGCAATCGCCGCCATCAGTTGTGTCTATCTTCTTATCAGACCATTTACCATAAGCGTTATACAGCCCGCTTGATATGGATGCTCTTTTCTTGCCGATAAAAACCCACGAGTTAAGAGATACGCTGTACGCAAATTCATGATAATTTGTGTCGTCAAGTACACCACTTGCAAGCGGCGCACCTGTCATGCTCAATATTGCCTTTGCGCCCACAAGTGTTGCGCCTGTCTGCCCAAAATCAAGCGTGCATGCTGCGGTGTTTGCATTGTCAGGGATAAACGAAACAATAGCGCCGTTCATTTGAGCATAGCTGGTTGGCACGACAAGCCCACCGCTGCCAGTTACAGGCGTGATAACATACGCATTGACTGCGCCGCCGTCCTGAAACGTCTGCGCTGACATACCGTTGATGAACATTGCGGTTGCAAGCTGCGTTGGGATCTGTCCAGTTCCATCTTGATTTGTAAGCGTCTGCCCTGACTTTGTTACGCCAGTCTGAATCTCAACAGTTACAGAGTTAAGCTCTCCCGCACCTAGCTTGGTATCGGTAATCGTATCAGCAGCAGCGCCTTCATTTTGTTTTGTTTGTGTGTCTCGCATTGTTCCTCCTACTCAGGTACATATTGAATTAAAAGTATTACATTTCCGGGCATTATTTTATTCATTACACAAATCAACTTGCTTGCATCTATTCCGTTTGCAAATGGAATCTCAAAATCATATTCAAACGTTTCGCCAACTCCGACAACTTCAGCAATAAGTATAAACTTCGGGTTTGATAGGAATTCGTTTATAGGTGTTTCAGTGTTGAACCCCCAAAGCCCGCCCGCAATAACGCCTTCAGAAATTGATCCGCTTGTTAGCGTTGCGGCAACCTGCGTGTCAGATGTGAACCCAGATATTGTCATTGTGGCAACTTCATCGCCTACGGTATCAATAACCCTTATAATGCTTGCAATATCGCCTACGACAAAATACGAGCTTTGAGAAACAAGACTGAAGTCTGCTGCGGGGGTTATAGCCCCGCCGGTAAAATCCCATGTGCCGCCCGTGTAAACAGTGTCAACCAAAGACCCGCTTATTAAATTAACGCCGACAACCGTTGTGCTTGTGAAAGACATTATTTCAAATTCAAGAATTACGTTTCCAAGCGCATCAATAACATCTAGCTGGTCGCCAATGTCGCCGATAGCAAATGGATACGGCGCTGCTGCGGTCATAAAATAATCACCATCATCGACAACCGGCTCGGTTGAGAAGCCCCAAAAGCCGCCCGTGACTGTTCCCGTTGGGATTGTTCCTATTGGGTTGCCTAGCGTAAGAACGCCAAGCAGGAAGTTGAGAACAAGACAAGTGCCCGCAGTTGTTCCATCAGCATTTATGAACCTGATTGTTTTAAAAGCATCACCAGATGTAAAAGTAGCTCCTGCGTCTTCGATTCTATAGGCAAGCCCCGGAGTCACCACTGTCACAGTCGCATCATTCCCAACCGTTGCGGCGATATAGTGCGGAGTTGGATTGGTCGAGCGTGTTAAATCATTGCCAACAGTGGCGGCATAGAAGGCATCAGTGCCAACCGAAACAGTTAAATCATTGCTCTCAGTGCTTGCATACGCTGGCTGCAAAGTGCTTGCAGGGATTAAGCGCACATCTGTTTCCGGTACTTTTCTATCAATGTACGCCTGCATTTCTGCAAGGGTGACAGTAGGAGTTTTCCGCAGTTTCTCGATAACCGTTGCCCTGCGCTGTTCAATAGTTCCAAGCACGCCATCAAAGCACGAATCCGGTTCGCCCACAGATGTTTCCCATTCGGGCAACAGCGCAACCGTTTGATTAATGTCGAATTCAGTGGCAAGCAATTCAATCTGCTGCTGCGCACGGTTGTGCATTACCGCAAGCCCGTTGATGTGTTTGCGCAGGGTTGACGTATCAACGTTCTTTGCAATCCATGCACGCCCACGCGGTAGGCTGTCAGCCATTTGCTGCGCTGTTTGTTCCTGTGATGGTGCTGTAAAAATATCAGTCATAATATTTATATAGAAAAGGTTACGGCTCCAAGTGATGCAATCTCGCCATCGCTAACAGATATAGTGCCGGACGGCGCTGACAGCGTGAATGAAGTCAGAAAAGCGCCGGTTTCCAAATCTTGTGTATTCTGAATTGCGCCCTGATAGCTTGGTTCTGTAACATCGGTTTCAAAGTCAACGGTATCCTCAAAGAATGCAAGCAAGTTGTTTTCAACAGCCGTTCTCATGGTCGGAGTGTCAGGGCTGAGAGCTGTGAAATCAAAAGCGGTTTCAACCAATGTCGGCCCCTGCACATACAAATCAGCATCGGCACTGTTGGCAGGAAGTTTGCCATCGTCAATTATGGCCTGCTTTGTGGTTGCAAGAACCGTTGCTGATGGAATGATGTTTGCATCGTTATCGCGCAACACGAAAACAGATACTTCCCCAGGTTCGGGGTCAAGATAACCGCCTCCCGCTGCATAGACCGCCTTCTTAACAAACACCCTTGTATTGCCTGTGATTCCAAGTCCTGCCAGCTTGATTTGATCCGGTGTGTAAACGCCCGATATAATAGAGCGTGAAAGCATAATGCGCGCGCGGTATGCTTCGTCTAATTCCTCTGCCGCACCGCCTGAAAGCCCGTCAATTTGAGCAAGTGCCGTGCCGTATGTATCGTTTGAAAGCTGTGCGCCTGAATCAAGGTTTGTGTCTGCGCCCTCTGTCAGTGCCGCAACTGATATTGATGCCATGTTCAGCGTGTAAACAGGCGTTCCGGTTGCCGGTGTTGCAGGCGATCCGGAAACTGTAAACGTGAACACATTTCGCTCAGTAACAGTAATTGTAAATGTGCCGTTGTATTCCGGTTGTGTCGCGCCGCTTATAGTTAATTCCATTCCGGTTGCAAGCACATGGTCTGCCGTCATTGTAGCCGTTGCGGTTGTACCTGAGCGCGTTATGGTTGCTATTGTCTGCCCTGTAGCAACGATGGTTGCAACTGCCGTTGATTCATATACAATGCCGTTTGAGCCTGTGAACTGCGTCAAGGCGGGAATAACGGTTGTAACTGCTGCCGTTGTATCATCAAGCGATATGAAGCCCGTAGCGCCTGTCTCTGGGTTGCGTGTAAGCCCTTCATAGTCACCCCACAGGTCAAGGAAAGCGCCGGTTGCGGTCTGCGGGAATAGCTGTTTTTCAAGGTCGCGCACCTGAAATAAACACTCTTGCGCCAGAACAGCGTTGCCGTCAAGAAACGCCCTCGCCAGCGAACCGAAAACAGTCGGGTCAATGTCTGGTAGTTGCTTACGCAGTTCTGCTCTTGACTGACCTGCAAGCTCTTCAAATGTCGGATATATCAGTCCGTTCATGATGTTATCGTCCTTGCGAAATCGGTACTGCGCCATAAAGTAGTATATTGCGATACCGTATTGTCAGGGTTTGTGATGTTAGTTAAAATCCTTTGTTCCGTATCGTTTGGCTGTGTAACCTCAACCGATATTGACCGCGCAACACCATCTTTGGGCATCCACTGCAAACTGCCCTCGCAAAATGATTTTGCCAAATTGCGGGTATCCTGCGTGTTTCGTGCTTGATCCAACAGCCAAAGCAAGCCGCCAAGCTCACGCTCAATGTCAATGTAAAGAATATTGCCAACCCATCCGCGCCGGTCTTTTGCCTGTTGAACATGAACCGCAGGCGCTCTTGCATCCGTGAAATAACTCAGCGGTATAGCCGTTTCAAATCCTTCGGCAGACGCGAAATCAGCGCCATCAATTTGCCAATCGTACAGCCCGAATTTGTCAGATTTTATTAAAACGTCTTGTGTTGCCATTTTATCCGTCCGTTTTTAATGTGTCTGCTTTTGCTGATAAAATGTTAAAGGAAACCGTTGAATCTATTAGCCCTGCACCTGCATGACTATGACCGTTATATATCGCCCAATAGCTTGCCAAAAGAGAACTCAGGGCTGCCCATGTAACAAGATTATCGCCATTGCCGTTTAGCTCAATCACTGGGGCGGTTGCAGTGATTTTGCCACCAACAGCGACCAAGACCACATTGTTTGAACTGAACAGCGTTATATTGTTTGACGAACCGATAATCGCATCATGTGTGGTTGCCAAAATAGCATCGCCGTTTTCGTCAAACGTAATATATGATGCTGTTATGTAATTACCAAGCGCGACAGACCCCTCTGCCATGTTTTTAAATATCCGATTTTTCGGGTCATCTGCTATGCCAATAAGGTTTGATTCATGCCCTTGCTGCGCCCACACGCCCACCATTGACGGTATGGGCGGGCTGCTCATTAATCCGTATGGCTTCAGCATTAAAACTTTCTGTGTCTTGCCAAGCATTGAAACAGTCGCAAACTGAAAGTCACCGGAATCATCAACCGAAGCAAGCGTTGCAACCTTAAATTGATTCCTAATAAAGCTCATCATCGCGTTGTCACCGGCTGCAATACTGGCGTTTCGTTCTGAAATGCTGTACCGGTCTTTGCCGTGCGTTTGGTTTCCGGTGTCGGCTCTGCGATTACCTGATATGCATCAGGCGGCACGCATACAAGCCGTGTCGTTGATCCCTGCGGTGGGAGAGCAACAGACCATTCAACGGCCTTGATAAGAAATTCGCCTTGAATGTCGGCAAACTCATCATCGACCTGCACAAACTGCCCAAAATCCCACACTGTACCGTCTGTTTGCGCATGTCCTTGCAACGTAGCCGTGTAGCCTGTACCTGATGCCCTTCTAATATTTGCTTCCTCTGAGGCGCGCTCAAGGCATTCAGCATCAGACATTGATTCCTCTGCCTGTATTTCAAGGTAGCGGGTTTTCCTCATTTGGTCGTCTGTTGCTTCTGATTTCCTGTCTGTTCCATCGCCTGCATAATCAGCAAGCGGGTCAAATCCGAAATTGTCCTGTGATCGGCATAGAATTTTAGCAAACCTGCCTTGCTGTGATCGTTTCGTTGAATAGTTCAAAACGGTATTTGTCGGATTGTTCGGCTTGTGAATTAGTGCGCCTTTTGCCTTGTTACTTTCATCGGGGCGGTATATCAGCATATTGCCAGCGCCGTCCGGCACAAGATACACCTGCCGCTTGCGTGCGAAATTTACAAGGTACGCCATACAGGTGTCACCACTTCCAGCGGCTTCAATCTCTTCCTCTGTAAAGTCTGCCAAGCCTGCAACCTGTTCAATGACTTTGATCTTTGGTGGTTCTGGTAAGGATGCAATCACACGTTCAATCAATGCCTTTAGCGAAATTTGGCCCTCAGTTACCTTTGCACTGTCTGGTACGCTTGAATCAATCAAATCCTGAATGTTGTCACGCCCTGATATTGAAATCGTATGCGACCCTGCATCACCACCATCAATAAAATCATCAATGAAACCAGAAATTTTCTTGTAACAATCAATAAGAATCTCTATGAAATCGCCTGCTTTAAGCGGGTAGTCACGGATAGGCGTTGAGCTTGAATTGGTGAACCTGAAAACGCCAGCATTCGAATCAATGGAACGCTGCACAAGGGCAGTTTCCCAAAGCGTGAACACAATACCGTTTATGCGAACTTCTATGCTCATGATTGCAATACCGTAACTTTACCAACCAGTTTATCAGCGGCTTGCGTTGGATTAAGCGCCCTGATTTCAATTCCCCTGTTGGTTACATCTTCAGCCGATGCCATGTCCTCGGCGTATAAAATATATGCTTCTGAGAATGAACCGACCGGAGCCTTGTTGATAATCGTTGCCAGGCTAAAAACAGATTGCTCTTTATCGTCAAGTACCTGGAGCGCGGCAAGGCGCACATCTTCAACCGCCCTGCGAACTTCAGGCTGTGATTGAATTAGCGTTTTATTCTCAGTATCAACCCGCATCAAGCGTTGATTTACTGTTTCAAGGGCAAGCCGTGTTTCCTCAATTTCAGCATCGGTGCTGTATGTCGTGTCGGCGGCCTGTTCATAGGCACATACAAGCGCGGCAACCCTTCCGGCATTCACAATTGACAGCCTGTTTTGATTGCGCTGCGCCCGGACTGCGGTTGTTTCATCCCATAGCGGAATATCGAAACTCTCAGTATTGGTGGTGGTTAAAATAGAAGCGTTTTTAATATCCGACAGACTCAAGCTTAATTCAGATCCGAAACTTGTAAGGTCAAGCAACGCCGAAACGCCCTTGCCGCCTTTAAGCCCCACGCTGACGGTCTGCCATAAATCCATGAAAGCATCTGCAAGCTCTGCGCCGTCACGCACGATTGAAGGGCTGTTTTGTTCGATTAAATCAGATACCGTATTTAGATCGTTTAAATTGTCCACCTCGGCATTGATAACATTGATTGCTTCCGTGAACTGCTTCAGGTCAAATTCAGCGCTTAATACATTCGCTGACGTTGCGGGGTCTTGCCAAACGACTGCAAGCTTTTGACCCGTTATTTCCCTTGCCGTATCGCCGTTTTGATATACCGTGCTTGGAAGCGCCCTTGCGGTAACAGGGCCGGATCTAGCCCGACCTGCTGCAAACGACAATTCAAACCGGATTTCACCAACAGCCGTTTGGCTTGCATCTTTCCTGAACGGCATTGCAAACAAGGTCTGCACGCCAAAGGTGGGCATTGACAATAGCCCTTTACCTTTTTCATTTAATGCACGTTCTAATTGATCTGCACGGGTCAGGAAGTCGGGGCCGGTTACAAATGCTGTAACGCTGAACTTCGGCGGCATCTGCCCCTGATCTTCAACAAACCGGGTATCACTGTTCGGATAATCATGCAGAACAATGCGCCGCCCGCCTTCTGTCTGAACCTCGTTTTTGACAAGAAACGGGATGCCCTTAAATGAAGCCGGTAATAGTTGGTCAATTCTGTTTGGCATTATCCTACCGTTGCTAAGTTGTCGCCTGCGTCAAGGCTTATGTTTGCATCAGCCGTTGTTCCCTGTGGTGTCGTGATATTAATGTTACCCTCAAGTCTTTGCTTCCCTGCCGCCGTTTTGGCTGCAATGCGTGCCTGTTGTTTTTCAACTGCTACGCTCTGAGCGCCTTCCTCGGCGGGTACTATATTTCTGTCGGGATCACGTCCATTGCTCCATGCTACAAAATCATCCCATGCGCCATCGCCTGTTAGCTGATCCCAATTGGTTTTTATCTGATATATTGCGGCAGCAACCGACAATAAAGCAACCGCAAACGCTCCAAAGAAAATAATAGCTGGCGCCCACGCTATCCACATCAAAGAACCCAATCCAACCAAGAACGTGCCTGCCACACCAAGCGCAGCAATCACTGGAATGAGTGCTGAAATTGCAATCATCATAAAGCCAAGAGGTATAACGATTGCTATTATTGCAACCGCCATTAATGCCATTATGCTGACAATCTTAATAAGTGTCGGGTGCGCCTTAACAAAGCCAAGAAGCCAATCTGAAATTTTAATCAACCGGCTTGAATACTTATCAAACATGCGCAAGAATCCCGTTCCAATTGAGCGCGTTATGTCAAGCCACGTTTCCTTTATTCTATTGCCTGCGGTTGATGATCTTGCAAGAATGTTCGCAAACTCTCTGTCCATTGAGCCAAGAGCTTCACTTGACCCCGCCTTTTTCATTGCAGAATCAAGCAGGTCAAGATTAGTAACCGCCTTTAATACGAACCGGCCTGCTTCATTACCGAATATTTTAAGAATCTTTTGCGCCCGGCGTACTTCACCCATTTTCGCAAAACTTTCAAGATAATTCTTAATAGCGCCGGTGGGGTCTTTCAACATCTTTTCCATCATGCCCGGCATGGTCATCATCTTTTGCATCATCTGGTTTAAGCCTGATGCCGCAAGCCTGCCGGTAACTTCAATTTGATCTGCAAAGCCTGCCCACCCAGCGGCAACCTCAATAGGCACGTTGAGGGTTTTGAATGTACCAGACACCCTCATCACAACTTCAATCATCCTGTCGCCAGTGGCAGAAGTGTTATCAGCGAGGAAGTTAAGCCGATTCATTAATTCCTCAGTACCGTCAACGGTCAGCCCCATTTTTGTTCTAATTGAACCGATTGCCCGCCCGGCCTCGCTGTCTAACATATCAAACGCGGCGGCTGTCTTTGCTACCATCAAAACAAAGGTGGTTAGCTTGTCATTGGTCACGCTTAACTTACCGCCTTCATACGCTATTTCAGCAAGCCCCTCCGCGCTTTTTCCTGTTTCCCTTCCCATTTGCTGTAGCTGTTCCTGCATCGCCTTTAGCTTGCTACCTGTCAAACCCGTCACACGCGAAACATCTGCCATTTTATCCTCAAGGACAGACGCGCTTTTTGTAAACTTCCAAAGCCCAAAAGCAAGGGCGGCACCGCCGATCATGTTCCGCATGCTTGCCATCTTCCTGCCAAGCACGCCCATGTTCTTACTCAGTGCCATTGCGCCCCGTGACGCTTTTTTTGTGGCAGCGCTGAACGAAACAGTGGCCCTTGATATTTTTTTCATGGTGGCAGAATATTTGTCTTTTATTCTGTAAATATATTCGGCGCTGAAAGCCATTACTTCATTCCTCTTTTTGCTGCTTTGTTAATTCTGTCTATCTGATCGTTGACAAGTGATATATCCCAAACGTTCATGCTTAGAACCGTTTCGTAGCTCACGCCTCCATCGGTTGCTGTTGAGATGTTGACTGCATCTCGGATGAAGTCTGCCCGCCCTCTTCCAAGGGCATAACGAAAAAAGACGCCCACCTCAACGCCATTGCTTTAGCGTCATTCGGGTGCAGGTTTCTCCACAGAACATCGTTCATGGCAAGCCTGCCGTCAATCAAGCAAATAGATTTTTGGGGATTTAGCACGCAAGCCATTTTTGCAAACGTGCTGTTGAATTGGCTTAACTCAATGCGGTCAGAATCTTTCAGCATCATTTCTAATACCGTATAAGCGTCATCAGCATTTTCTTCTATTTCTTCTGCCTGGTCTTTGAACGGTTTTACAATTTCACCAACCGCTTCCTGTCTGCCGCCTGCTTTCTCAACCCAATCCATCTGAGCCTTTGAAATCATTTGGTCAAGCCTGTCATAGAACTTTATATGCTCCATGCCAGGCTCTTGCAGTTTTACAAATGTTGCATCATGCGTGCCGCCGTCAAACTTATACTTCAGCGGTCTTGTAAGTTGAAAATCAATACTCCCATCCTGAATACCCATTGACTTTTCTCCTGTTTACTTGGTTATATTGCCTGATCGCCTTCCATTTCAAGAGAAACAACGCCGTCTGCGCTTGCTTCCCGCTCAATGGAGTTGACAAGGCTTGCGTTGTCCCATGATTTTGTTACAGCTTCGCCGCTTGCGCCACGCTGGATCGCCTGAACGCTGTTTGCGCCGATAGCCTCTTTTAGTTCTTTGATTTTACCGTCAAGATCGGTTGTCAAAAACATATCCCAGCTACACTTGCCGATCATGGTTTCAGCGTTTTGTGCATGAACACTGGTTGACCGTCCGCCGCCTGTACTTGCAGACCGCACATTAATTTCGCCCTCACCATCATCATATTTGAAACTGTTCGGCACAATCTGCCACGTTTCATTGTTTACAATGATTGTGGGAACACTTAATACTCGATTGCCCATGATAATTCCTCTCTATACTGTGATTTGTGTTCCAGTTCCCTCAATGGTGAAGGAAAGCTGAAGCGCATAATTTATATTTCTTACCTGCGTTACAATCGGCAAGTCACTCACCATTGTATATGTCCCGGTTGACGCATCAAGTGTAACGGTAGTGTTCGCTGAAAAGAACGATTCCGCTGCTCTGCCTGCCTGTGTCAGCCCCTTTGTCGTGAGGAACTTATAAATGCGCAGAGCTTCGGCTTTAACGGCTTCAGCGTTTGTCATTGATAAATCAGCTATCAAATCTCCAGCGGTAGACCGTGATTGTGCATAGGTTGATTTGAGAACGTTGAAAAAGATTTCACGACATACTGAGCCGGTGTCAACGTAGTTGAGGTACAAAAAGCTTACATTTGGATTGCCGCCTGCGTCTGTTGTGCGGGTCGTTACAACCGGCCCCATCAGCATTCCGGTCTGCGCTGAATTAACACCGTAGGTAGTGAATCCAGATGCTTCAAGTGCTGACTGCTCTTCAGTTGTCCAAAGGTTCGTTGCAGCCGTTGTCGGCGTTAGGTTAAGCGGTGTATTGAAATACGGTAGGCTTGCCGTGTGCGGGCCGCCAAAAGCATCAAGTCTGCCTGATGTGGTTGTAACGTAATCGGCAATCGGTGCGTCAGGTGTCAAGCGTCTTGCCCTTATTCCGGCAAACTCAGAAGCAACCCAATCAGCGGGGCGAACGATAGCCGGGCCTTTATTGTCAGCAAGTGCAAGCAGGGGCGAACCCATAAGGCAAATTACCTGCGTATTGAGCAACGGGCCTGCCGCAAGATCATCGGCATATATGGCGGTCTTGCCCTGAAAGATCGTGCCGTCCATAATGGCGTTTGTCGGGTTGAACCGTGCTTCAAATTCAGTAATAATAGCAGTGGTTGCCCAATCTTCAGGCCATACAACGCCGGTGTACCGAATGCCCTCAATTGCATCAAGGGTGCTGGTAATTGTCGGCACGCCTGTTCCGGTTGCAAGGGTCTGAAACGATGCTATTGTTGCTACGAGGCCAGGCACAACGCCTTCAATCTTAATACCGTAGTGATTGGCATTGGTTCCGGTATCGTTTGCGGTTGCTGTATACACGCCCAATGCAACGCCAGAAGAGAACACCGCATCAACTAGAAGATCACATGCTGTTTTGACAGCAAGAGCCGCAGCGGTTTCGTCTGTAGTATCCGGTATAACAACGGTCACCTGATACTTTTCTTCATCAACTATGGAAACCTTGTACTCGCCCGCAGATGTTGCAGTACCCACAAAGGTGATCGTGCCGGTTGCCGCGTTCCCTGCGCCAGCGTCAACGCCAACAGCGTCAATCGGCGATTTACTTCCGTTTGATGCCTTGCAATCAAGCACCGTATTTGTCATGTTGGAATCAATGCCGAACAGGGTCTTGATTTCTGCGGTTGTCAGTGCTTCAATGCCGGTGTTCAGTGCATCGCTAACCGCCGTTGGTGTTCCAGTTGTTCCGATCTGACCGAAAATTACTATTCTCCGATCTGCAAAAGCGTCAACCACCGCAGCTTCAAGAACTTGGATTGTTATGTCTGGATTACTTGTCGCGCTACCCATTATGATTCCTCCTTATTTTTCTTGTTTGCTTTTTTCGTTTCCGGTTTGACTTTCTCTATACTTTTATCTCTCAGTCTGCGCCGCCAGTGCTTATCAAGTGGCGTGCCTGCTTTGTCAACCTCAATATCAAGCTGACCGCCAACCTTCAAGCCGTGAAGCGTAACCGATGATTTATTTTCAATCTTTTGTTTGAACATTTTATTCTCCATCTTTGGGGTGTACATCGCTATTCCTCTTTATGTTTTAATTATTTTTAATTGGTCGTCTTTTTTATGCTTAAGATATAGCAATTCAACTGGCGGCATGCTGTCGTGTGCATATACTGTCGCTATCTCAAGCTGGCAATCGACACACACCCATTTTTTGCGGTATCTAAGCCCCTTAAGTTCTATTTTTGAACCACAAAAAATACAGGTCTCCATTGCTATTCCTCATCCAAGTTTATATTTACTTTCATTTCAGCCTGATCGTCAGCAAACAGCTTGAACGTAACCGCCATATCACGGAAAGCAACGCTCTGCTGCTGCAAGAATCCATTCTGGAAATCAATCGTTTTGACGCTCTGCCATTCGTATGTATGCCCGTAATATGCGGTATTGTATTCGGTCGGGCCGTCACCGCTTGGCACAACGGCATAATTGATCGCCTGCCCAGTGGTAGTGAACCCGAAAAGCGTTCTGAGCAAATCATCGTATATTTCACCGTATGCAAGCTGCTGCGCTGCTGCGCCTGATAAATCAGCGGCGGTCGGCAGAAATAGAATCGTTGCAAAATTGCGGGCAATCCTTAAAAGCTTATAATCCTGCGCTGTGAACCCTGCAATCATATCGTTCAGCGTGTGCCTGTCTTTGGAAACATCACCGTCAAGCATGACAACGAACAGAGTTGCGTCATCGCTTGCCTGCTTTGTATAGACTGCCTGCGCACGTTTGAAGTCAGCGGCGGCATAAATGCGAAACTCTGATATTATTGACAAATTGTCAATCGTGCCAACTGGCAGCGCCGGAATGCCTACCAGTGCGATTGTGAATTGGTCATCTGTCGGCACAGTGTCAATGATTTGCAGACCCTTCAGCCCTGCGCTTCTATCCTCAATCAAGTATTGACTTTCATCAACCGTAGGGGCTGCAATTTCACCACTTGGAAGGCTGACAATGAAACTGTTCCGATCCGGCACGCCGGCAATGTCAAAAGTAGCGTTCCACACCGTATCGCCGCCCGTGAATCCTGCCAAAGTGATTTCGCTCAAGTCAAGGTTTTGGGATGGCATAATCAAATCATGCTCGTATTTTGTCGTGAACTTAACGGTATCATCAACCAGCAGGGATGCCTCAAGTGCGTTGCGGTTCGTGCCTGCGCTTATGACAACACTATCGCCAACAGATTTACCGTGATCTGTAACGTTTACCGTTACAATATTAGAAGCATCCACGCTTGCGCTTGCCACGGTCATAAATTCCGTAAACAAGTCCGAAAATATCGGCAAGTAGGTTTGAAGATGCGTTGTGATTTCATTTGGTGTAATCATCGTTTAACTTCCCTGTCCACGCTCTCAAGTATTGTGTTTACCGTGTCCTGTGACCTAAGGTTTATTACTTTGATTAAATGTTCCCTTGGCCCCTTCATTCTGCTTGTGCCGTCCTCTAAAAATCCTGCGTAGTCTGCTTTTTCGCCCACCGTCATTTCCTGCCAGTTGCGGACTTTAAAAAACCCTGATTTTGCAAGCTTGCCCGACCTATTTGCAGGCGGCTCACCTTTTTTCGATGCTATGTGCTTTCTGCCTTTATATCTGTATACCCTTCCGGTTCTTGTGCCTGTCTCTATTAGCCGCTTGGTGTCCCTTTTAACGTCCCCGCCGATTTCGTGTAATGCGTTTTTAAGCCCTTCTTTGTGCGTGCCTTCAAGCTTCGTAACGTCAATCACAATCTGTTTCGTGTTCGGCGTGACTGTAATGGTTACGCTCATGCCTTCGCCGCTTCCTCTGAGCTTGCGCCTCGCTCTGTAACCTGAATTGCAAGGGCTTCATTGCGTTCGTTCACATTATCGACCTTAAGAACTTTATACCGCTTTGAATTATCCAAGAGATAATGATTACGGTTTTCGATATTAGGAAAATCAGAATCCCAATCGCACCAGAAAATATGAGTAGCTTGCTCATCAATGTTGATCTTTGCAAATCGTGCTACCCCCGGAGATATGGTTTCAAGCGCACACCACTGATTCCGCACCGTTGTAAATGTCTCTTTGGGTTGCATAACGCCAACCTGCACGCCTTCCATTGCGCGGGTCTGAATAGCGACATAATGAGTTTTGTCGCCTATGCAGAGCCTTGTTTTCTTGATGCGCTTTACGTTGCAGGTCATTGTTTAAATGTCTTTCTTGTTTATTTCTTCAAAGCACATTTGTTGTGGCAGTACCCCACTTGTTAAGTAAACACTTGAAAACGGTGGGTTCAATGATGGCTTGGCATCGTATGCTTCTTTTAGATATGCAACCCTCTTATTCAAGTACATGACTTCAAACTCATTGTTTGCAAACATTGAAAATCGCTTCTGTGATTCAAACAGCCCAACAACACCAACTAGCATTGCAAACGGTTTTCCAATGGCAAATAGTTTTTGCAATACCTCTGCCTTTATTGAGTAGGGCGGGTTTGACACGATGGCGTCACAATGTATATTGTCCATAACAAAAAAGTCTTGGCCTAATTTAATGTGTGTGTTAATAACCTCAAATCCAAAACTTGATAGAACTCTTACAAAATTACTATCTGGCATATCAAACGGACACCATATTGCCTGAAAGTTTTTATTTTTAAGATATTTCACAATAGGGGCAACGGCATATTTTGGAGTATAAAACTCATCGTTCTTGCTACCCGCAACAATATCCATTTTCATTATGTTATCTTTCTTTGGAGCCGGTAAGAGGATTTGAACCCCTGACCCTCTGATTACAAAACAGACGCTCTCCCATCTGAGCTACACCGGCCTATGCAAACGTATTTAAAATCCTGTATTCCCCTAAAATACCCTTTGCGATCCCCGGCAATTCATTACCGCTACCGCAATCACCCCTGTTGTAAAACCAATACGAAACCGCTTCCATGATCGCCGTTTTAATGGCTCCCGGAACGGCTGCCGCTGCACCGTAACCCGCCACGAATTCAACCTGATACGGATAAGGCACGCGGTCCGGGCTTTCATTGATCTCTTCAAATACTATACGCGGGAATGCGCCCGTTTCTTTTACGTTGTAATCATCTGAACTGACCGTCTCAAGGGAATCATCCTCGGTAACCTTTACGGTCGTTATAGAGCCAAGTGGGGCGCGTCTAAGCTCCAAATATAAACCAGCCTCATACTGAGAGCATGCAAGCCCTGACAAATAGCCTGTAAACGTGCGCGTTACAAATACGCGGTTCGTGTACAGCTCTGCCTTTTCGGTTGCAGCCACTATCAAGGCGGTAATCAGCGCATCCTCAGTGGTGTTAGTAATCTTCATCCACGCTTTCTGCTCGACAAGCGTGACGGGCTGAGTTGATGCCGCTGTTTTGATTTCGTAAAAGTCGGTGACCATTACTTATCCTTTTTTGGACTTCTTTTTGCGTGTCGGTTTCGGCGCTTCTTTTTTCGGCTCAGGCTTGGCTTTCACCGGCTCGGCCTTTGTTTCCTCTGCCCACCCGCAATCAATCAACGCTGTACCAATCTGCGTATCAACATCGTATTTCTTGCCTTCAACAACCTCAATCTGCGGTTCCGATACTATCGGATGTGCAAACCTGCCTGACCTTAATGCTGTAATCTTCATTGCTAAACTCCATAAAGGGTTGTGTGCTGTGCGGGGCGAAGGGGGGCAACTCCCCACACAACACACGGAATTACCTCAACAGTCCATGCCCTGAGAGGTAGAAAGTTATTCAACAGCGTAACTGATAATAAAATCAATTCCGGTTGCTCCTGCTCCAGCAGTTCCGACAGTTTTCGCCGTGATTGCAACGCCTGCGGTGTTGGCTACATAGGACGCGCCGTCATCAAGCACCGTTGCGCCTGTTCCACCGTCTTTAAGCACTGCGCTTTGTGTCAAGCTGGCCTGCAAGAATGAAACCAGAATTGCAGCAGAACCGTCATCACCGGAAACATCAACAGATGTTAGCGTGGTGACAGCAGCGCCGTAAGCGATAGCATTGCATGAAATCATGCGAATACTCTTGCCAGGCTGTGCAGCCACAAGCGTAAAACCAGTATTAACGGTTGCTATAAGCGCACGCACGCGCACGTTCTGCACTATGGTCGGGCTGTCAAGAGACGCAGCCGGTATTGTTACTGTGCTGCCAGATTCAGCAAGCAGCGCACCACCGGATTTAACAACCATCCGATCACCGCCCTTGTCCATTTGTATTTTTGTTATAATAGCCATGTTCACCTTCCTTTTGACTTGGCGGGTTTTTACGCCCGCACCGTCAAATTATTGTTATACAGCAAGTCCACCCTGTGCAGTTGGGCGGCTTTCAGGGTTCTCGATTGCGATAACAAACGCTGACATATTGGCTGTTGCATCGCCGGTCATTTTAAGTCGCAGATAGCGTTTAGTGCCGAAGCAACCAAGCTTTGCACCCTTTGCACCCTCTACCGTTGCGGCAGTGGTGAGCGATGGCGCTGTGTAAATAAGGTTTTTAGCGGCAACGATGGTTTCAGTTCCCATGCCGATTGCGTCATCTTCATAGATGGTCATAACGGCCGTGCCGGCAGTCCAAGCGGAAAGGAAAGCTGCAAAGTAAATACTGTTGTCCATCTTTGCGGTGTCAATCACCGCGCCTACTGTTACATCGTTTCCGATTGCCTGATTTTCATAGGCATAAACTACATCTTGATTTGTTGCAACTTCTTTAATAGCCATGTTTTATATCTCCTTAAAAATGTTGTGTTTATGCTTTAGTTACCATGATCTTGTAGCTCTCAAATGATGTTACTGCACCACCGGAACGCTTGGTTGTGTAAAAACCGATTTTAGGACGAAAGGTTATTTCGTCACGAAACACTCGGATGCCGAACCGGTCAGCGATGGTGTAGCCTGCGTTGAAATCACCATATGCAACAGACAGAGAGCTTGCCGCAATCACTGGCATGTCGTTAAAAAGCACAACGGGAGACCCGAGCAGAACTTTATCGGTTCCCTCTTTCATCATGAACGGATTCAGCAGGAAATTGCCGTTACCGTCTTGCAGTTGAATAACCTGTCCCCATGTCGGGCGCTTCATTAAAAAGACAGATCCAGGCTGGTATTCTTCAATCACCATGTTCTGAAGGTTCATAAAATCAACTGCACTGTCAAGCTTTGCGCTGGTTCCGGTTGATGTATACTGCTCAATCGCGTCACGCTGATACGTTCCAGGAGTAGTCCATGCAGGCAATGACAAAATACCTTCCCACTTCTGGGAGCCATCACCTGTAACGCTCCAAGTATTTTCTTTGCGTGAAATTTCACGCGTTACCTTGCCCTGATGCCATCCGACAATATCAAAACCAGCATCATCAAGCATACGCTGTGAGATAGTCGGAAAAGCTGAAAGTTCATGTATCGGGATGCTTTTCTCGCCAATGTCAGCGGTATCAGTTTCGGTGCGTGTCGTTACTTCGCCAACGCTGGTCTGCACGCCTGCCTCATCATC